GCTGAGAGGTCTTCGCTAACTACCGCATCATCTGAGGAAGCACTAGACCCTCTATGGAGTTCTGAGTTTTGAATAAGGAATGTCTCAGAACCTTCTCCAATGAAGATTGGAATATTAAGACCACTTTGGAGTGTGGTGCCAGGATTAGCAACTATCTCTGTGGTGTAAACTCCTGGTGCGGTGTACTGGTCAAAAAGTGCCATGTTAGATCTCCCCTTGGATGTCGGTTAAAAGTGTTTCAATAGCCCTGATAATAAAATTCTCTCAAAAGTAGGATTGAAAATCCGGTTTTTATTTCACTTATGATTGATAAGCTTTGCATCATCAGAGGAATCAAAAGTTTGTTTATGCCCTGAAATGGGTAAAATTTCATTCAACTCTGATCTTCGTTCTTTGTCTTCGATAGTTAGAGGAGCAAACTGATCCCTACCAACCATAGAAATTCCTACTGATCCGCTTTCTTTTCTTACCTTATCTCGGATTTCTTGTCTTCGATGAATATTTTCCCATCGTCTTTCTGAATCTTTTCCAATGATATTATCAAGAGGAGCCTGGGAAAATGAAGAAACTCCTAAGGAAATACTAGTTGGAATTTCAAGGTAAGAGGCGTTTCCTTTACATTTAGGACAAGAAATACTCTCTTTTATTTCTTGAGAGGCGTTAATAATTTTTTCAGTGATCAAGTTACAATCTTGGCACTTATACTCTCTAATAGCCATAAAATCTCCTTTAAGAATAGTTGGGTAGAAATTGAGTAGCCCCTAAAGTTTTGAATCTGGGGGTGGTTGTGATTTTTCCTAAAAAGTCACTCTGAGTAGTTTCGGTTACATCCACTTCAAATTGAGAAATACGAGTCACAAGTGGGATGTAAAGTTCCCAATCAGCGGCAGCGGAGACAGACATAGTGTAAGTAGTTGACGGGGCAGTACCTGAGTCATCTCTCGAATCATAATTAGCTTCTCTAGAAATTTCAAAAACAGTCAGGCCATTTGCTTCCATAATAGCTCTATCACGAATTAAAAATGCTCCTTTTATCATTTCTGACACTTCGGAAGCAGTCATTCTATCATTAGCTTTGACCTCTATAGTAAAAGTCAAATTATCTTTAGAGCCGTAAACCTCATAAACTTCTGATTGGTAAGGAGAAACGAGAATAGCACATTGATCTCCTACAAAAACTTGATCCCCAATAGCGATGGATAATCCTGGAATTAAATTTAGATTAGACTCCATTTTTCTTGCTCTATGTTGCGTTTGACCAAGATCTACACGGGATTCCCAATAGAAACGCTCTCCAGTGACTAATAATGTTGATAACCATGTTTCCCCATTTGGTAAAACAATGAAATCAGAAGCAGCAGATCTATTAAGAAGGGAGGAGTAAACAATGGTTTGAGTTGGAGTCTCATCTGGAGGTAGATTTGGTGCAATTAAATTTTCTGGGTTAACCGCTAAATTAGTAGTTGGACTAACTGGGGCAACAAAAGAACAAGTTAGAGTTGTACCGGATGGAGTCCATTGGCTAGTTTGAATACTACTTCCGAAAATAATATAGTCTATATTCTCTCTCAAAACATAACCATCTTGGTCTGAAATAGACATAGAAACCCAATTTGATATTGGAAGGGCAATAATCTGCTCTCCTCCTAAAGTTGATTGACAGATTATATCTGAATTTTGTCTTAGATACCAGAAATCTGTCATTGGGATTAAAGGGGTTGAAATTCCACTAGAATTGGTGGCCTGAAGTTCTAAAAAATTAGGATAGAAATTGGTTAGAACGAGATTATTACCTTGGTATACATATTGAACTGTGGAATCTATCGGTGTTACAGTTGAAACATCAATATTAGAATTAAAGTATACGAGTGAACCTGAAGCCAGTTCGGGAGTTTGTCTTATCCATTGATAATTTTGAATAGTTAACAAAATGTCTCTGGTGCCTTCGTTAACTGCATCTATATTAAAGTAATAAACACCGGACGCAGGGAGGGTGGAGCCATTATCTCGGATTTCTTGCACCCATTCGATAAATAATCCGTCATAATTTTCTAACTTAGCTAATAAAGCTCGACCATATTGATTACAAATGAAATAGTCAGGACTTAATCTATTACCTGAAGAATTGATTCGGCTAATAGTAATACGCAGATCACCCCAGGCCACCATATTATTAGTGGACACCGTAACATCTCCACCTAATCTTCTAAAGCGTGGATTTCTATTGACGATATCTTTTATTTCTCGTAAAAGATATGTCGAGAGGTTCTCACCTGTAAGCTCTATCATGAATACCTCTTTATTGGTATTCCACAGCAGAAACTGGGGGAGGAACACGGACATTAACTGGTTCTATCCACATAGCGATAGAGCGGCGAATATCAGCTTGGCCTACATTAGCAATCTGACGAGGATACCAGCGATTTTCAATCTCCACTCTACTATCCCAATCATAAGCTGTAATAAGCCATTGAGAGCCATCGTGGGCCTCAAACACGGCTCCAGGCATCAAATAGGTGAAGAACGCCTCATCACCCATAATGGGGCTGAGGGGATTAGGCATAGTATTGTCTACAGCGGGAGCTTTTTGAGCAAAAGATTGAGTGGCTTCTGCGCGAGGACCAGTGGAGCAAATTCCAGCAATGTCACAAACAGATTCGGCAAGTTTAGTTGGGTTAAATGGCATAGTTTAATACCTCATTCACAAAGGAGTTGGAAAGTTATTATTTACGAGTTTCATTTTTTTGAAGTTTATGGTCCAGAAGATCAGTAATTTTTTGTTCTCTTTTAGCTAATCTTTCTTCCATTTGTTGAAGTATCTCTATCTCGGCCTTGGATTGTTCCAGTCTAGTTGCTTTTTGACCTTCTGTATAAAAATAGAAAAAAGAAGAAATAGCTCCTATAATGATAAAATTCCAAAAAGCGCGGAGAAAAAAATTAGTCCAACGTTCAAAGCGTAAAACTCCTTCGGGAACTTTGTCCCCTTTCTCATTGTAACCGTTTGATAAATAAATGATTTTAGCCATTTTTTCCAAATGTAATCTAGCTAGATCTAAGACTTCGGTGGCGGCGTCAGATCGTGTACTTAAATGCTCTAGTGTTTGAAGCTCGCTCAAAATCATAAGCTGAGTGTCGTTAACACCTCTGAGAGTTTCAATAATTTCCTCTGTCTGACTAGCATTTCGGGCATAAAGTTGTTGTAAATCATCTTTTATGGGAGATTGACTAGGTAAAAATCCAGAATCCATTGTTCTTCTATTGTAATCTCCTGACATAGCTACGCCCCTTACCCTATTCTATCTCTTAATTTTGAGACAGCTTCGTCCAAACTAGCTAAAGCGTAACTAATATCTGTTAGGACATTGAGGCTATCATCATCCCCTTTTCTGATAAGTTTTTCAATACTATCAAATTTTTCCGCGATCTCCCTCCTTAAATCGTTTAGTCTGCTTAGATCTTCACTCATCAGATGTTCCTCTAAAGAGGAATCAAAAAATGATTTTTATACACTTATCATCTTCTTCTAAAAGGATTAACAACGGAATTGAGATTTGATCTCTGTAATATACCAAGCTGTCTTTCATGTGATTTTAGTTCCGCCATAGAACTAATATTAGGATCAAACCCCAAAGACATAAGACCATGATTTCGGGCCAGTCTAGCAGGGTCTATGCCACTTAAGATATCTGCAAATTCTCTAGCCCCTTCGTTCATAGCCCATTGTTGAGCAACCCAGGAAGCAAGAGCCACAGCATCGGCCTGATCATCATGAGCATCTTTTTCTGCTGGGGCCTGAACTTTTATTTGATATTTTCCAACATAATGAGCTTCTACCAATTTCATTTCATCAATAAACTTCTTCTCTGCTGGAAATGATGCTTTTTTCTGTTCCATCAATCCTTTAAGGGTTAAATACATCTGAGAATTTATACCGGAAGTTAAATGAACTAATTCTAACCCATTGATTCCATATTTCTCCAATAATTGAACGAGCATAGAACCACCATGTTGATCAGTTGCCCCTTTAAAACAAGGTAGGAGTCCGTTCATGCGTTTTAACCATAGTAAGATATCGTCCAATGGTAATTGTTTAACATTTGAATACTCTTCTTCTCCTACTATTTTTCTATCTATAAAATCATATACTAAAGTAGCTCCAGGAATCAAATCGAAAGTAGGTTGCCAATGACAAACAGCTAAAGCAGTTCCGTCATATTGCATACCTAAATCCAACCCCCAAAAATATTTTACTCCTATAGTTTCCGGAGTAAACTGACAGAAATTTTTTCTTTCTTGATCAATACAGGATTCAAACACAGATAGTTTGACATAAGATTCCGCCGCTTCTAGGAATTCTCCACCATATTCAGCCTTGAACACATCGGGATTCTCTCTATGTTCTTTTTTTAAGAAATCTACATCAGAACGAGGATTCATCTCTGCCGTAGAGCATCGAAAAGCTAGAATGTCAGAATCATTCCCCATTTTCATAGCGGAACTGTAAAGTTCATAGTACTTACCTATCTTACCGTTAGGAGAAGTAATAATGAGAATCATGGATTCTCGTTTCCCCCCTCTAGTCCCTCCAGCCTTAAACTGCATGGTGGCGGGGGAGGCAGCTTTGTAAATTTCATCGGAGTTAGCCCCAATTTGAGTTCTATAAAAAGCAAACTCATCTAGGGCTAGAACGAAAGAGCTAGGACCACGAACAGCGCCAGTTGTACAAGGGTAAGAGGCTACTTTAATAGATGGAGTAATATCTCTCTTATGTCTATCCGCCTCTGATACGAAAGTCATTTCTTCGGTATTCATAGATTTCAAGAAAGGAGAGAAGAATGGAGCTTTA